CCTGCACGTTGCTGCTCGAAGAGCAGACTGGTTGGGCGTAGCCCAATTTGCTCTCTCGCCAAACCTTCTGTTACATTCCCCGCATGGCACTACGAATGACGGAGCAAGAGTGGTCGCAGTTTGCTGCCACTGCCTTGGTATGCCGTTCCTGCTTCTGGTCTGCTGAAGTGACGCGTCCGCAAAACAAGATTTGGTGCGCTCACCGTGTCTCTTACGGCTGGGTCACCGATAAACCTCGATGCGACGGGATCACCTTTAAGTACGAGGCAAAGCATGGAGACGTTTAGGTCTATCCCTTTTAAGCCTCGGGAACTCAAAGCCTCTCAAGAGGTTTTGGATAAGATTTACGAGGCTGCCAAACTTGGGCTAAAGGGTGATGCCCTAGCCTTTGCTGCGGACATGCTGCCGATGGAGTACCGTAGGCTCTGCCAGATGGACGGGGCTGCGGCTATCGCGGAGGCTAAAGGTCGTGCTGATAGTGAATTTGAGGCGGCCAACCAGTTGCGCGTGGCGGCTCTTGGTGGCGATAGCAAGGCAGCACTTGCTCTCTTGCAGCACGTGCATGGGTGGGTCGCTAAGACCCAGGTGCAGGTCGATGTTAAATCGCAGATCAGTATCATCGCGGCACTGCAAGAGGCGGAATCCCGCGTTATTCAGGGAAGAGTGGTGTCGGATACACCGCCTGCACTAGCACCGCGAAGCGGTGACTTGGTACTAGAGCATCAACCCGCCAAACTTCTGACGTTGGAGCCAGAGCGTGCAACTGCCGATCTATAGCGCCGAAGAGGAAGAGTTGCTGATGAGCAAACTCTGGTCGCCCTCTATTAAGGACGACCCGGAAGCCTTCGTGTTGCTCGTGTTCCCGTGGCAGAAAAAGAACACGCCCCTTGAGCATTTCCAAGGCCCGCGTAAGTGGCAGCGTGAAGTGCTGCGCCAAGTAGCGGCGCACATGAAAAAGAACAAGGAAGCCACCGCCTACGAAGTCCTGCGTATGGCTACTGCTTCCGGTCGCGGTATCGGTAAGTCAGCGTTGGTGTCGTGGCTTATCCTCTGGATGCTGACGACTAGGATTGGTTCCACGACCATTGTGTCGGCTAACTCGGAAGCGCAGTTGCGCTCGATCACATGGGCCGAAATCACTAAGTGGGCAGCGCTCCTAATCAACTCGCATTGGTTTGAGATCAGCGCTACCCGCGTGATGCCCGCTAAATGGATTGCTGAGTTGGTCGAACGCGACTTAAAGAAAGGCACCCGTTATTGGTCTGTCGAAGGTCGTCTCTGGTCAGAAGAAAACCCCGACTCGTATGCCGGTGTCCACAACCACGACGGTGTTATGGTCATCTTCGACGAAGCCTCGGGTATCCCTGACCCTATCTGGTCTGTGACCGCAGGCTTCTTTACTGAGAACACGCCAAACCGTTTCTGGTTTGCGTTTAGCAACCCACGACGGAATGAGGGCTATTTCTATGAGTGCTTCAACGCGAAAAGGAACTTCTGGACGACGCAAAGCATCGACGCCCGCCAAGTCGAAGACACCGACAAAGCGGTCTACGAGCAAATCATCGAAGAGTACGGTGCGGACTCCCCGCAAGCCCGAATCGAAGTGTATGGACAGTTCCCCGCCGATGGAGACGACCAGTTCATCCCTCCAAGCCTGGTGGACGAAGCGGCGTCTCGCCCTAAGTACCAGGATGAAACTGCTCCGATTGTATTGGGCGTTGATCCGGCTCGAAGTGGTAATGACTCGACGGTCATTGTGGCGCGTCAAGGACGCGATGTCGTCGCGATTAAGCGCTATAAAGGCGAAGATACGATGGAGATCGTCGGGCGAGTAATCGACGCGATTGAAGAGTTCCGCCCTGCGCTCGTTGTCCTTGACGAAGGTGGCCTTGGTTACGGCATCTTGGATCGTTTGAAAGAACAGCGATACAAGGTGCGTGGCGTTAACTTTGGCTGGAAGTCGTCAAAGCCTGCGATGTGGCAGAACAAGCGTGCCGAGATGTGGGGTGATATGCGCCAGTGGTTGCGTACCGCCTCGATCCCGAACGAACGACTGCTGAAGTCCGACCTCTGTAGCCCGCAGTACAAGACCAACTCCTCGGGTGCTATCGCCCTTGAAGCCAAGAAAGACATGAAGGCTAGAGGCTTGGCCTCCCCTGACGCAGCAGATGCTTTAGCGGTTACTTTCGCGTACCCTGTTGCAAGTCGGGAGTCAAGAGTTAAAATCGAGCGTAAGTTTTCAGGACGCGGCGAGATGCTCTCGTCGTGGATGGGTGCTTGAGTGGCTAAGAAGTCCGTATCGCTTTCCGTTGGTCGCGGCGAAAAGCAGTCCGTTTCTAAGGGCGCTGGCCTGACCGCCAAGGGTCGAGCGAAGTACAACCGTGCCACGGGCAGCAAACTGAAGGCTCCTGCCCCTAGCCCTAAGACTAAGGCAGACGCAGGACGCAAAAAGTCGTTCTGTGCGCGTATGAAAGGCGTTGTTGCCAAGGCCAAAGGCCCAGCAGAGCGCGCAAAGGCATCACTCAGACGCTGGAAGTGTAACTAATGGCTGCTAAAAAAGGTTTGTACGCCCGAATTCACGAAAAACGCGCACGTATTGCTGCCGGTTCTGGCGAAAAGATGCGAAAAGTGGGTGCTAAAGGCGCTCCGACTGCTAAAGCGTTCCGTCAATCGGCCAAAACGGCCAAAAAGAGGAAATAAACATGAAGTACGGCCCTGTAGGCGTGTCACCCGGTGCCACGATTGGCGACATGATCACCAATTCTCGTATGCAGAAGCCCCGTGCGCCTGCTCCCCGCGCTCCACGCCGGGTAAACGAGGACATGATCCGCACGACGGTGGCTTTTAAGCCCACGCCGATGCCGAAAAAGATGAATGGACGGATGGCTTGAGCGACGCGCCGAAAGTTAGGCACAAATTCTCTAATAACGGCACTTTGCCGGAGAATTTACGCCAAAACCAACTGCGATATGACGTCAAGAAAAAGTATGGTTTAACTCTGGAAAAAGCAAAAGAGTTGCGAAATCAACCATGCAATATATGCGGTAAAAAAGCCAAAAAGATGTGTATTGACCACAAAATACCCGGAACCTATCGGGGCATTTTGTGCCAACAATGCAACACAAGGCTTGGTTGGCTAGAAAAGAACTGCGACAATATTTTGTCTTACAAGGATCGAGGTCCACAAAATGCCTCTGGTTAAAAGTTCAAGCAAAGGCGCCTTTCGGCGGAACCTAAAGGCCGAACTGAAGGCCGGCAAGCCAATGAAGCAAAGCCTGGCAATTGCGTACTCGGTAAAACGAAGTGCTGCCGCTAAAAAGGGTAAGAAGGGCAAGTAATGGCTAAAGACCCGACAGGGATGAAGGGAGCGGCTCAGGTCGCTAATACGCCGCAGTCCCGCCGTGGACGCGATGCGGGGGACATCCTCTCGCAAGCGCGTACCCGTATGCAGTTGTCCCTGACGGCGTATAGCGAGTCCCGCGACAGCGAACTTGATGACCTGCGCTTTATGGCAGGTTCCCCGGACAACCGCTGGCAGTGGCCGCAAGAGGTGTTAGCCACCCGTGGCGCAGTGCAGGGTCAGACGATCAATGCGCGTCCCTGCTTAACCATCAACAAACTGCCGCAGCACGTTCGGCAGGTTACGAACGATCAGCGCCAGAACCGTCCCTCGGGCAAGGTCATTCCGGTCGATGACCAAGCCGATATTGAGGTCGCAGAAGTATTCGACGGCATCGTTCGGCACATCGAGTACATCTCGGATGCCGATGTTGCTTACGACACCGCCTGTGAGAACCAGGTGACGTATGGCGAAGGCTATATCCGCATCCTGACCGAATACTGCGACGACAATACGTTCGACCAAGACATTCGTATCGGACGTGTGCGAAACTCGTTCTCGGTCTATATGGACCCTCACATTCAAGACCCCTGTGGGTCGGATGCCGAGTGGTGTTTCATTACTGAGGACATGCCCCGTGAGGAGTTTGAGCGTCATTTTCCTGACGCCGAGCCAATCTCGTCGATCCAGCAGCGTGGTACTGGTGACGAGAATCTGGCGCAATGGATTACGGATAACTCCGTTCGGATCGCGGAATACTTCTACGCTTACTATGAAAAAGCGAAGTTAAACCTCTATCCGGGGAACCAAACGGCGTTTGCCGGGTCACCCGAAGCCAAGCAGTTGGAAATGATGGGCTTGCAGGCTGTTCGCAGCCGCGAAGTCGATATTCGCAAGATTAAGTGGATCAAGACCAACGGCTACGAGATTCTGGAAGAGCAGGAGTGGCCGGGTAAGTGGATTCCGGTCATTCGCGTAGTCGGTAACGAATACGAAGTCGAAGGCCGTATCTATATCAGCGGCCTTGTGCGTAACGCTAAAGACGCGCAGCGCATGTACAACTACTGGGTATCCCAAGAGGCGGAAATGCTCGCCTTGGCCCCCAAAGCGCCGTTTATCGGTTATGGCGGGCAGTTTGAGGGGTACGAGCATCAGTGGAAGACGGCTAACACGCAGAACTGGCCGTACCTTGAGGTCAATCCTGACGTAACTGACGGCGCTGGCGCAGCAATGCCGTTGCCGCAACGTGCTGCTCCGCCCCTTGCTCAAACGGGCTTGATTCAGGCTAAGATGGGCGCGTCGGACGATATTAAGTCCACGACGGGCTACTATGACTCTAGCCTGGGCGCCACGTCTAACGAGCGGTCGGGTAGAGCCATTTTGGCGCGTGAACGTCAGGGCGATACGGGGTCATATCACTACGTCGATAACCTTGCCCGCGCTATCCGCTACGTCACGCGTCAACTCGTGGACTTGATTCCGAAGATTTACGATACCCAGCGTATCGCCCGAATCATCGGCATCGACGGTGAGACGGGTACGGTGCGTATCGACCCGATGCAGCAAGAGCCTGTCCGCAAGATTGTGGATCAGGCTGGCATTGTCATCGAGAAAATCTACAACCCGTCTGTCGGTAAGTACGACGTTGCTGTAACTACAGGTCCGTCCTACCTGACCAAGCGTCAGGAAGCGATGGAGGCCATGTCGCAGATTCTGCAAGCCAACCCGAACCTCTGGCAGGTGGCTGGCGACCTGTTCGTCAAGAACATGGATTGGCCGGGCGCCCAAGAGATTGCCAAGCGCCTGGCTAAGACGATTGACCCCAAACTCCTTGCCGACCCGGATGAAGACCCGGCGTTGCAGGCTGCTAACCAGCAGATCGAAGTCATGGGTCAGGAAATGCAGATGATGCAGGAAATGCTCCAGCGCGTCGGTCAGTCGATGGAAGCGACCGAACTGCGTATCAAGGAGCAGGAAGCCTCGATTAAAGCCTATGACGCCGAAACCAAGCGCATCAGCGCCGTTCAGGCGGGCATGTCTGAAGAGCAGATTCAGGACATCGTTATGGGTACTATTTCAGGTATGATGTCAAGCGCAGATTTAATGCCTATGGAAGTTCCACGTGAAACTCCTGACATGGGCGAGGGAATGGTATGAAACCGGCTGATTTTGTAGGCATGTTGTTCCTAGCGCGGGATGTCACGCATAGCGTCCATCTCAATACGCGCTCCTACGCCAAGCATGTGGCGTTACAGGGCTTCTATGAGGGCATCGTAGGCTTGGCTGACTCGTTTGCCGAAGCCTACCAAGGGCGTCACGGCCTGATTGGCCCGATCTCGCTGATGTCGGCTAAGAAAACCAGTAACGTCGTGGAATTCTTGCAAGACCAGTTAGCCGAAATCGAGGCTAATCGTTACAAGGTTTGCGAAGAGAGCGACACCCCGATTCAAAACATCATCGACGAAATTGTCGGTTTGTATCTTTCAACCCTCTATAAGTTGCGCTTCTTGGCTTGAGGTATAAGTAATGGAATTTCTTAACCCCCTTAACGGTTATCCGACCTACAGCGCCAACTACACTGGCACGGCAGGCTCGACGACGGCATGGGAACCCGGCCCGCAAGGCGTTGTGGTGTGGTCTACGACGAACGCATACATCCGTGTAGGCGAAGGCGTAACGGCGACTACCTCTGACATTGCGCTGCCTGCTGGCGTTCCTGTGGCGTTTATAGTGCCTCCGGGTACTGGCGCTCCGTGGCGTGTTAGCGCGATCCAGGTTGCCGCTGCTGGCACGGTCTACGCGAAGCCTATCAACAGCGTATGACGAACGGGTATAACACCCCGATTGGCGTCCCGATTGGGCTGCCGTCGATTCTGTCGTTGGGGCTTCCGCCTCTAATTAACCCGTTCCCGACGCTGAATTTGGATTTTATAAACAATCCACAGTTTGACAGCCGCATCACCTTCTCCCGTGGCTCACAGGCAACGCTGTTTGATAGCACGGGTACGCTGCGGTATGCGAAGCATAATTTGCTGTTGCAGTCGCAGACGTTTCAGACTAGTTGGACAACATCAACGGCAACTGTTTCTGCCGATGCTGGAAACGCTCCAGATGGAACTGCTACTGCAGACAAAGTTATTCCTGACAACGCCGCGACTGGGCGAGTGCAACAAACATTCACGACCACGACAGGGGTTACTTATACGTTTTCGTGTTTTGTAAAAGCAGACGGATTTGGTTGGGTTGGATTGGGGATGTCGGCCCCCGGTGCATATTTTGATTTGTCTGGGGCAGGCGCAGTTGGAACTACACCGGCTGGGTATACCGCAAGCATTACTTCAGTAGGGTCTGGATGGTATCGCTGTGTCGTAACGCTGACAGAAAGCGGCGGCGCTGCAAGAACATGGCGAATTAACCCCGCCTCTGCTGATAACACTCTTGCAGTTGGAGATGGAACGTCTGGCATTTTGGTCTGGGGCGCCCAACTCAACATCGCCAACATGGAAGGCGGCGTCACATCCTCGCTGACGACCTACTACCCCACGACTACGGCTGCGTACTACGCCCCTCGCTTTGACTACAACCCCTCTACGCTGCAACCGCTAGGCTTGCTGATTGAGGAGCAGAGGACGAATAGCATCCGTAACAACACGGGTGTGGGTGCGGTGGCGGGTACGCCGGGGACGCTGCCGACAAATTGGACTGTTGCTCTTGCTGCTGGATTAACAACCAATGTTGTTGGCACAGGTATAAGTAATGGTGTTACTTATGTTGATTTGCAAATAGTTGGGACAAGTAACTCCACTGCGTACATTTTGGCGTTTGAGGGCAACACTCAAATTGCAGCATTGCAAAACCAAAACTGGACAGAATCTTTATGGATTTCTCGTATTGCGGGAAGTTTTACAGACATTAGCGCAACATCTTTCAACATTAGAGAATCCAATAGTGGCGGGACACAAGTTGCTGCTAACGTTGTCGCACTTTCACAGCCAACTACAACCTTAACTAGAGCCAGCGGGACAGCAACGCTTTCCCAAGCAACAACAGCGTTTGTAACTCCGGGGTTGAGACTGACTATTACCAACGGCGCCGCCATCGACATCACCCTCCGCATCGGCCTGCCGCAGTTGGAGTTAGGCGCATTTGCCACTAGCGTCATCCCCACAACCACCACCGCGCTGACCCGCAACGCCGATGTCGCCAGCATGACGGGGACGAATTTTTCGTCGTGGTATAACCAGAGTGAGGGGACGGTGTTTGGGGAATATCAAACGGTTAGTGCAGGAACAACGCAATTTCTTGCGGCAATCACATCTGTTTCTGAAACAGATCGAATAACTTTAGGGCAAACAACGACTACTTACGTTGGTGCGGTTGTTGATACCGGATCAACACAGGCTTCAATTACGCAAGGCACGACTTCTCTTAATGTCGCGAAAATTTCATTAGCGTATGCAGTTAACAATTTTGCGTTTTCTGCAAATGGCGCAGCGCCAAATACTGATACGTCTGGAACTGTCCCATCTGGCGTTACAGAAATGAAACTTGGAAGGCGTGGTACGTCTACATCTCCGTTAAACGGTTGGATTTCGCGCATCGCCTACTACCCAACCCGGCTGCCTAACGCCACGCTGGTTGCGCTAACCGCATAGGATTACAGCATGACCGACTACTTCCTCAAAGCAGCCGACGCCACAGCCCTCTACGACGTATTAGAGGCGGCAGGCGTTGTGACCGAAGGCGATCAGGGCTGGCACGTTACCGACGGCTATAAGTACGCTCTGGACGTAATCGGCGATGTGTACAAGCCGACCGGCGAGACGATCCAGACCGACGAAGGTCAATTAAGTTGGGTGCAAAACGTCGGCGGGTTTCACGCTAATTTGCGTGTCATAGATGCAAGTAGTTTTGACGCTGATAAGATTGCGTCAATCGTTATTGAAACGCCAAATAACCCTGTGAGGGCATGGGCGTAGGAGTAAGTCATGGCCGATACCAAAATCAGCGCATTGCCTTCGGGCGCACCGGCACAGGCTGGTGACGAGTACGTTATTGCTCGATCTGGCGCTAACTACAAACTGACTGGCACTAACCTGCTTGGCTTGGTCACTAGCACCGCCAACACGTTTAGCGCTGACCAGACGTTTGGTGTTGCCAACGCAACCACGCTGGATGCGACGAACGTCGAGGTGACGAACCTCAAAGCGAAAGACGGTACTGCTGCTGCCACTATTGCTAACTCCACAGGCGTGATCGCGGTATCGACCAAGGTCGAGTACGCAGACGGTACGGCTGCTGCTCCGACTGTCACAAACACGGGCGACACCGACACGGGCGTGTACTTCCCCGCTGCGAACGAAGTGGCTGTCTCTGCTGGCGGCACGGTCGCTGCTGCGTTTAACAGCAACGGCTTGTTCTTCCGTAACCGGATCATCAACGGTGATATGCGGATCGACCAGCGCAATGCTGGTGCGGCGGTGACAGTTAACAGCACCGCAAACACATACACTATTGACCGTTGGTTGGGTTCTGGCCAGTCTGCTGATGGTGTATTTACCGTCCAGCAAGACACGGTTGTTCCTGCCGGATTTGCTAATTCATCCAAAATGACCGTTACCACCGCAGATGCGTCACTAGGTGCAACGCAACAGTACCTTTTCCGTCAATTTGTTGAA